TCAGTTAACCTTGTGCTTCCACAGATAACGCATCAAATGAAGCTTTAATTCCTTGCGGAATTTTATCAGAGTCTCCGCTTATGGCAATCTTACCATCAGCCAACAAACGAATACTAACACCTTTACCATCCTCAAACATATCTCCTTTCATCGAGAATGTCATAATGGTTGATGTTGCAGACTCAACCTCTGCTTCATCGCCATCAGACTCAACTGCTTTAGCGAATTTTAGCAATCCCTTAATACTACGTTGAGCAATCTTGTCATCTTGAGATTCCAATTGTGTACATTCTCTCTTGTATTTCGTTATTGTATCTGCGCTCTCAGTACGTAGCTTACCGACCTTTACCATATCGTAGAAGAATGATTTGTTGTATCCAAACACGTTCTTGTGAAATTCTTCTGTAGTCATTACGATTCCGCTATAGTCCATAGCTTGCTTACATTCGGGACTCTTAAAGTATTCGTAGGTGTGGAATATCTTCTCCGCAAGTTTTACTTGCTTATCGAATGTCTTCTTCTCTGAATCCATCAAATCATTCACTAGGGCTATCGCTCCATTGAATTGTGCGCAATTGTTTTCTAGTAATTCCGCTACATTTGTGTTAATTGTTCTCATAACTGATTGAATTTTAGTTAGTTAGGTTAGTTAAGCGTAGAGTGTATCCCCATCCGCTTTGCTAAGATAGTACAATTCTCGTATAATACAATAGAGTTAGACGATTGTTTTACGTTATTTAGACAACATCACATTAAAAGCCAAGCACAGAAAGAGTTACAGAGAGTCTGTTCATAGGTATTTGTTTAGAGATATGTAAGGTAGGGCAGAGATGACGTAGAATGTCATGGTCTTTAATACTTACATTCTCTTTGGTGTAAAGGGATGCAGTCCGTTTAAACGGACAGATGATGATGTGCTAACGATGACGTAGAATGAATGACGCAATGAATGATGTGTAGTTAGAGTAGTGTAGTACTACGATGTAGAGCAGTGAGTATGTATCTGTGCGGGAGATGTAACACCTACGTATAGCCATAGGTAAAAGGCTAAAAAATCCGACTAGCGATGTCCAAGAAGATACCCCACCCCTCAAGAAAAATATCGGTTTCTGCCGAGGATGGTCGGGCGCATGGCGGGGGGGAACATCCGACCCCTATGTATCTCAAAAAAATTTGTATCTTTACGAAATATGGAGATAGAAATTCAGAATAGGATTAAGGTTGGTTTTATGTTAGGTTTTTCGATATACCTAAAGGATGCCGATTTCGACTACTCTGAATACATTCTATATTTAGGTTTAATTAGTTTACACATAAAACTTTTTTAATATGCAGTACAAGGGATTGAATGTAAATGGAGGAAGATTGATTAACAGTCGTCCTATTGGCAAGAGTGGAATCGAAGAGGCTTCTGAAATTCGCAAAGCGTTAAAGAGAAATGAGAAGGCTGAGATTATAGCCAACGGAATAGAGAAAGCCGAGATGCGTAAAGAAATGCGTAACTTTTTCGGTTAGAAGAAACATTGTGTTTGATGTATGAATTGATTGGGTAGTGACTTTCAATTCAGATTAAGAGGGTTAATTCCCTCTTTTTTTATTGGTATCAACATAGTAATGTTGTTTTAATGTTGTTTTAATGTTATTTTGAAAAGCTTAAATAATTGATTATCAATTAGTTTGACAATAATGTTAATTTTAACTTTACTTTGTAGTCAGAAAAAGTATAATAAAGGTAAAGTAAAAGAGAGAGAGAGATAGGGAAGGAAAAAAAACTACATAGTATATACTATAAAAAAATGTATTATCTTTGTGTAAATCAAATTAAATAACAATGAATCAATCAGGATACACTCCTAAGGAGTTGCATTTCTCAGACGAAGGTAGAGCAAAACTATTTAAAGGTTTAGAGAAAATCACTAATGCAGTACAGAGCACTCTTGGTCCTCAAGGTAATACGGTGCTAATAGAATCACAAGAGCATACACACGGGATAACAGTCACTAAGGACGGTGTTACAGTAGCGAAATCAATTTCATTACTTGACCCTGTGGAGAACTTGGCAGTCAGAATTGTTAAGGAGGCAGCGGAGAAGACTGCTATATCTGCGGGTGACGGAACGACTACGGCTATTGTCTTGACTAATGCTTTAGTCCATGCAGGTGATAGTCTTATTAATGACAGTCACAACAAGACTGCTGTTCTTCGTGAGATGGTTGACGCTACCAATGACGTAGTTGCTAGATTAAAAAAGATGAGCAAGCCTGTTACGAGCAAGACTCTTGCAAGTGTAGCCACCATATCGGCAAACAACGACCCTGCTATTGGTAAGATTATAGCTGACGTATATAATGAGGTGGGGTCTAATGGGATTGTTACTGTTGAGCGTTCACAGACATCAGACACTCACTTTGAGACAACAAAAGGTATTAAGGTAGACCGGGGATACTCGTCTAATCTATTTATTAATAACCACAAGAAGGATGAGTGTGTGTTTGAGGATGTTAATGTTCTTGTTAGTGATGCTGAGATAAGCAATGTGCTACAGATTGAGAACATACTTAAGCCTATTATATCTGAGGGTGGTAAATTACTTATCATAGCTCCGTGCTCAAGTAATGTGATAAACACGTTAGCGGCAAATGTTATGAAGAGCGGATTGAAAATCTGCGTAATACAACCCCCTAACTTTGGTTACAAGCAGCATGAGCTAATGAACGATATAGCTCTATCAGTTGGGGCGACTTACTATAGCGAGAAGACGGGTGATGACTTAAGCCTTATTATGCCTTCTGATTTAGGGAAAGCAAAAAGGATTATCTCAGACAGGACCTCTACTATTATAATCAAGGACGAGGGTCAAGTATCAGAGGACGACATATCAGCTCGTGTTGAGCAGTTACGAGGTGCTCACGAGGCTGCTCAGAGTAAAGGCGATAAAGAGTTCATACTATCAAGGATAGCTTCTTTAACGGGCGGTATTGGCGTTATATATGTAGGAGGTAAGACTGACTTAGAGCAGAAGGAATTGCATGACCGGGTAGATGATGCTGTATGTGCTGTTCGCTCAGCTACAGTAGAGGGTATATTACCGGGGTCAGGACTAGCGTTATGCAACATTGGAGATAACTTGGGGTGGAATGCCAATTGGTCAGGAGAGAAGAAGGTTGCTATAGAGATAATTAAGCACTCATTGAAAGCCCCTATCAGGACGATACTTAATAATGCAGGTCTTAACTATGAGGACGTGTATCATGCACCCTTTAAAAAAGGTTATGGTTACGATGTAAAGAACTCTAAACATGGGAATCTTATGAAGATGGGTATTATTGACCCAATGAAGGTTACTAAGAATGCACTGCAGAATGCTGTGTCAGTAGCTGTCACACTTTTAAGCACCAATGCTATTGTTACAATGGCTAGAAGTTATGATACCGAGTAATGGATAATAAAAAGAAGAACCCTCCAAAGGGTAATGTACAGTTTAATATAAGTTTATCATCAGAGCAGAAGAAGGCAAAGGAGAATATTATAGCTCACGCATTCAGCTTTGTTGTAGGCAAGGCGGGGTCGGGGAAGACCTTGCTTGCTGTACAAGTCGCTCTTGATATGTTCTTTAAGCGTCAGTATAATAAGATTATTATTACTAGACCAACCATAGCAACTGAAGATAATGGTTTCCTACCGGGGACGGAGAAGGAGAAGCTTGAGCCTTGGCTTGTGCCTATTATGTCTAATATGCGTAAGGTATATAATAAGCCTGACAAGATAGCCAAGATGGTTGAGCAGGATGACATAGAGCTTGTCTCACTCGCTCACTTTAGAGGTAGAACATTTGACAACGCTATTGTTGTGGTGGATGAGTTTCAAAACTTAACGAAGCCTCAATTCCGCATGGCATTAGGTAGGCTAGGTAAGGAGTCGATAATGATTTTTTGTGGGGACAACCAACAGATTGATTTAAGCGACCCTAACAACTCAGCCATAAACGAACTTGCAAAGATAAAAGATAGCGACCACGTGTATAAGGTAATCCTAGAGGATAACCATAGGCATAAGGCTATTGATGATGTACTTAAACTTTTAACAGGATACTAGATGAAGCCAATAGGAAAATATATAGCAATTACTGAAATCAAAGAAGAGGTAACAACTAAATCAGGACTACTACTCTCAGGGGAGGATGTCGATGGTATAAGATACAAGAAAGCAATAGTCGCCGAGCCGGGGACTGATGTAACTGTAATCAACAAGGGTGACACGATTTACTACGACAGTAGAACGGGTTACACTATGTTTATAGATAGCGAGCAGTTTACGATTATTCAGGAGCACGATGTCGTTGTTGTCGTATAAATGCGTTCATCTCTTTTATGAAATTCCTATACACCTTATCGGTGTATTTAACATTCTTTGCAAACATAGGGTTTGCTGACTGCGTGGTCGGTATTTCCTCCCCGCTTAACTTCTTGTATATAGATGTGCATACACGTTTAGCTTTATAGGATAGTACATATATAGCTTTAGCTTTTGATGTTCTTTTTCTAAAGACTTGTATCCACCCATCACGAAGTAGTGTATCAAACCTATGCTCATCCCAACTGAGCAGTTCATCAAACTCATTAAACTTATCCTTATCAAAATACCCTTCCGAGTTCAGGAATAGTATAACATCAAGGTCGGCTTGAGTGAGTCCGTATTTGGATTTCATGAAGTATCGTATGACACGCCAATATTTCAGATAGTCATTTTGCATAAGATTTAATTTCGTAGATTTGCAGTAACAAAGTTAAAATAATTTTTAACTATCTTTGTAGTAATTAAACAAAGATACAGAGCGAGCAATGGCTACAAAAGGACGAACAAAAAAAGCATTCCCGGAGATTAAAGAAAAGAACGAAGGGAAGTTTACTTCGTGGGCTAAACGCAAAGGATTTAATAGTGCGTGTAGTGCCGCTACTGCTGTTATGAAAAACACAGACAAGTATTCTGATTCAGTGGTTAAGATGGCTAACTATGCTAAAAATTTTGGCTGTAGCAGGTAATCATAAAAAGATATTCAAATGGAATCTAAAGGACTAGGCGACTCAGTAGAAAAGCTAACTAAGGCAACGGGGATTGATAAGGTTGCTAAGGTTATAACTAAGGTTACAGGAAAAGATTGCGGTTGTGGAAAAAGAAAAGATACATTAAACAGGGCATTTCCCTATAATAAAGAAAAGAAGTAATGGCATATCAAAGATTACAAGCAGGAAGATGCTTAGCGGTAATACCTAGTGATACCGTTGACATCCCTAATATAGGGGCGATATCAGTATCAAGCACGACAACATCTGCAGTAGCAGACAAGTTAATGGATACGGAGGGTGATTTTGTAGTTAATCGAGTTAAGGTTGGAGATATCGTGTATACGGCAGCAATCGCCGCAACAGTTACGGCTATTGACTCTGCCACACAACTCACGGTTTCTACAGCAATACCTGATGCCACCGCATATACTATCTACTCTCAAGTAGACAACCCTAGTAATGGGTGTGCATTATACTGCGGAGGTTCGGGCGATATAGTTATAGAGACTATGGGCGGAGACACCGTTACATTAGCTTCTGTCCCTGCGGGATTATTTATTCCTATTAATACTGTTAAAAAGGTAAAAGCTGCCACCGATGCAACTAACATTATAGCACTTTGGTAGACTATGCAGATATCAATATCAAACTCAATACTTTCATCTAGCCTTTCAGGTGTATTTGGTGTTCTCACCAAGGGGTTAAAGATGTGGTTATCTTTTGCTAAGTCTATTTTCATAGGAAAGGAGTCGGTTACAAACGGTGATTTTGCTACTGATAGCGATTGGACAACCTCAGGGGGAGCAACAACCTCAGGGGGTGTGGGTTATATACCTAATGGCGGGCAGTTATCTCAAAGTATTGGAATGATTGCAGNCAAAACTTATAGCTATACTATAATTGCAAAAGGGGATAGCGTTACAGGTGATTTAAGGGTGGCTAGTGGAGGAACTGAAGTATTTGAAATAGAAGATTTACCTTCTACTTTTCAAACATATACGGGAACTTTTGTAGGAATTGGAGCAACTCTTTTGTTATCAGAAGGTAATGCGGGCGATATTACTATACAAAGCATCTCAGTAAAAGAAGTATCACAATTCGCTGCTGACAAATCAGGAAATTCAAACGTAGGCTTATTACAGACAGGTAAGGCTCTATCGTTTAATGGGAGTACTGATGATGCAGAGATTCTTTTTGATACCTCCATAGAAATTAAGACTATTGCTTTTTGGATTAGACCGCTATCTTCGGGGAGTCAACAACCTGTACTATATAGAGGGGGAGGAATGGCTTCTACTAGGCAGCTTCAGTTAGCAGACTTAGTATTAAAATCTATTAACTCCAACATACAGATGGATATATATGTTGACGGCGTACTTGAAGGTCAATCTTATGGGGGCGATGATGCTACCCTATCCCTTGATGCTTGGCAGAGAGTGGTGTTAGTGGCGACTGATGGAGCATTTACGGGTTACTACTCTAATATATTTATTGCTACCGGTCCTTATAAGAGTACTAATGGTCATTTTGATTTAAGCGACCTTCAAATATATAATGAGACTTGGGATGCTGCGGATATTGCTTACGACTACGACAACCCTCAAAACTTAGTAACAGATAATCCTGATACGAGCATTGAGTTATCTGATTTAGATATATACCTACACTTAAGCGAGGGTGATACTAATTTAGCTTATAATAGTGCGCTTGTAGGAGGAGAGGATGAGAAGGTTGAGAATGGTGATTTTTCAGACGGAACAAATGATTGGACTCCCAATGCGAATGCAAGTCTATCAATAGTCAGCGGAGCATTGCGGATTACTAATTCGGGAACAAATGGGAGAGCAGTTTCTGACAATTTCGATACCGAAGCGGGGAAAACTTATTCANTCTCTTTGGATGCGATTGCACGGACGGGTACTACATATCGACTTGAAATTAGAGATTCGGACGGCTTCGGTTCTGAACAAGCATTTTCGTTCACGGAGTCTACTGCTCATAGTTTTATTTTTACAGCGGCGGAGTCTGTGACAACGGTTGTGATTTATGCGATGGGAGATTCGGGTGTGACTGCTGATTACGACAACATCTCAGTAAAAGAGGTTTCGGTGTTAGAGATTGACGGAGGAGCTTGGGAAACAGCACTATCAACAATCCCACAGTTGGGGATGATGGATTGGGCGAAGTCTACGGTAGGCACTGATGAGATTACCCTTATACAAGCTCCAAATAATGTTGGCTACGATGTACTAGGAAATGCACTAAAACTTCGTGAGAACGCTTTTAACCTTGACGGTTCAGGGTACGCTAAAGTCGCTGATGATGATTCGCTTGATATTACGACTACTATAACTCTAGAAGCTTGGGTTAAATTAGACCCTTTTGTAGAGGGTAATTTAGACCATATTATAGGCAAGAGAACGGGTGGCACTTGGTGTAGAATATACAGACCTGAAGCCAATGTATTAAGAATGGAGGTAACTGCGGGTGGAAACCTTGATATAGCTGTAGACGATGGAGATTGGTGTCATATAGTGGGAACAATTGATGGTACAGATGGTAAGCTTTATTATAACAGTGGAGCTCCTGAGGAGACTGTTTACGGTAGCACGTTCACTTGGGATTTAGATATCCCTGTAGGTGTAGGGGCATGGTTTAACACTAGCTCAACAGTTTCAGCTACTTCAAAGACTATCGGCATCATAGACGAACCTCGTGTATACAACAGAGCATTATCAGCGGGTGAGATAAATCAGAATTATAATGCAGGCAAATCAAAACATAAGAACTAATGAGAGGTAATATATTTATATGCTTAAACGAGCAGACGTACAACTCGGAGATTCCCGACATACTATCGAGATGCAGACGAGTAGAGTTTAGCAAAGATGGCAGTTCATCAAAGATACTGCCCACTACTTTTGCTCAGATGGGCGAGGATAACACAACAGATTTTGGGAAAGTGCAGTCTTTGTCTGTTGATGGTGTTAACTTCTACATACTACAGTTTAATGCGAGTTGGTTGAACGGCGAGGTATCTTATTTAAAAGATTTGGGCAAGGGATTAAGTTACCCTAACAACGCATTACTTCTTAATGCAGAGGCAAGGAAATTATTGGAAGAGAATATATCTAAAGAATATGAGGGGTAGTATATTTTTTTGTTTAAACACACAGACTTATGAGGCTGAAGTGCCTGAGTCTTTCTTAGAGAATTATAGTGTAGAAGACTTTAATGAAAACGGGGTCGATGTTAATTTAGAAAAGATTACCTTTAAAGGGTTAAGTACACTCAACGGTAAGGTGCTTGGTTTTGCGGTAGAAGTCAGTATAGAGAACATACCTCATTACGTTATAGAATTTTATTCTAGTTGGTTAAGTGATGAAGCGGTATCTTCTTTGGTTCTAGGAAAAGGATTACAATATCCAAGCAATTCTACGCTCACAGAAAAAGAGGCACAAGTAATAATATCAAAATACAGAATTAATGAATTGGGTAACTAACAGTACGTATAACATAAGTAAACTTATTTACGTAATAAAGAAATGAAAAGCGAGATTTTAGATAATGTTACATTTAATAGTATTAACGTGGGGGCAATAGGTATGACGTTTATTAACCTAGAGCAGACATTAACCCTGCTAGTATTGGTTACGGCTTTAATTTATAATATAAAAAAAATAACGAAGGGCAATGAGTAATAGATATTTCTCTAAAGACGAGTTTAAGTGTTGCTGCGGCAACTCTTTTGATAAGATGGATAGTAATCTGTTAAAGATGCTTGATGTCGCTAGAGGGGTGGCGGATATACCGTTTAATATTACTAGTAGCTATAGGTGTAGCAAGAAGAACAAAGAAGTTGGAGGAGTAGATAATTCTGCACACACTCGTGGTACGGCAGTTGATATATCTTGCACCAACAGCTCAGATAGATTTATTGTATTAGATGCCCTTTTATCCGCAGGATTTGAAAGGATTGGGATTGCAAAAACATTTATTCATGCTGATGTAGATACGGAACTACCTACGGGAGTAATTTGGTTATACTAATGATTATGCTTTGCCCTATACTTATGATATGCGTTGTAGTAAGTGCGTTTATTTATTATTGGAAATTAATAACTAAAGATTAGATATGGAAGTTTTAAAAGAAAGTTGGTTAGAAATATTAATAGGCTTTATGATATTCATAAAGGTTCTAGTAAATGTTACGCCTACAGAGAAAGACAACAAAGTATTCGGGTGGTTAGATTCTATATTTGACTCTGTCATCCCTAATTACAATAAGAACGGTGGTAAGCATAGTTAAAATATTACAGGGGCTAGACTTAACTGCTATCTTTAAGGATAAGAAATCCGGTGACGGAAGGCGTTGGTCAGCTAAAAGAACTATAGGAGGGGCTATTGTAACATACGCCCTTACATCAATGAATGGTGAGATAGAGTGGGAAGGTGTAGTTCTTTGTGCTATAGGAGTTTTACCACTATGCCTATCTATGTTTGAGAAGAATTAATTTAGTATCTTTACTTAAATTAAATTCACTCAAATGAAAAAGCTAGAGCAAAAAGAGTTAGACACTCTAAAGGAGTCTATGAGACAATACAACGAATGCAAGTTGCAGTTAGGCGAAACCGTTTTACAGCAACAATCCTTAATGAGTAAGGTTGAGGTAATAAAGAGAGAGTCTAAGTCTTACGAGGATTTATTAATTAAAAAATACGGGCAAGACACTGTTATTAATATAGAGACAGGCGAAGTCAAACCTTCAAAAAAAGAATAAGATATGCCTAAGATTAGTTCGTATACAACAAAAGCACCTGCCCTTGGCGATGTGCTTCTAGGGAGTGATGCAGGGACTTCTAACGAAACAAGTAACTTTACTGCAGAAGGTCTTTTAACATTATTTAATAATAATACCGTCCCGGCAACATCTACTGATGCAGGAACAAAAGGTCAGATTGCGGTTAATGCGACACATATATACATCTGCATCTCTACTGATACTTGGATGAGGGCGGCTATAGCTACATTCTAATATAATGGATATTAGAAAGATATCCGTAGGTCCTGACTACAAGTCGGGGGCAATGCATTATATTGTTGGGCAAGATATTCTTAATGCTTCGCATAAGATTCATCTTATTCAGCAAGATAAAACCTCTCAATTCATAAAGGTTTGGATTCGACGGGAGGATGAGGTTATTCTTTGGAAAGAGTTTAACTCTAATATGCCAATTTCAATCGAGTACAATATAAACTTTTAATATGAATAAAGATACCGACTTCCTAAAAGACTCAGCGAAGAGAGCTGAAGAGTCTCGCAATGACACATTCGAGTCGTGGGTAGTAGACTTGGAAGATAAGGACCAACCTGATACTTGCAGTGTCGATGACGATGACTGCGAAGCTTGTGGGTCATAATGAAATCTCCATTTAATTTTATTGTACGCCCTCTAAAGGGTAAGAGATACAATAACACGAAGACCATCGGAGGGATGGAGTTCGTTGTTAGCACTTCTGAGGAAGACCATAAGTTTTCCAATCGTGAGGCTGTTGTTGTAGAGACTCCTATAGATTACAAGGGCTCTATATGTGCAGGGGATATTCTTCTTGTTCATCATAATGTCTTTAAGTTTTATAACGATATAAAGGGTAATCGCAAAAGTGGAAAGAGCTACTTTAAAGATGACCTATTCTTTGTTGATAGCGAGCAGTTCTATCTATATAAAAAAGAAGGAAAGTGGTATAGNCACGATAGATATTGTTTTATAAAGCCTATAGATAAGCTTGACGGTTTCTTAGAGAAGTCTTGTAAGTACGAACCTTTGATGGGAGATATGGTGTATCCAAATGAGTATTTAAAGTCTAAAGGAATTAACGAAGGCGATAGAGTGTACTTTACTCCTAATAGCGAGTATGAGTTTACGGTAGAAGACAAGACTTTATATAGAGTGTTTGACCACCAAGTAACTATGAAAGCTTAATGGTTGGTGTTATAGATGATATAATATTAAATCCTAAGCAGTATGTTAACGATATACTTAACAACCCTTTTATAGATTTCGCTGATGGCGACTATATCTTTAAAGGAATACAACCTAGGGAAGATGATGCTTTTTCAAAATATGTATTAGACAAGTTTAAAGGATATAAGATTGCTTTTAATTTTATAAGACAGTCTCCATACAAGCAGTTAGAGCCTAATTATATTCATACAGATGAAATGATGGGGGATGTAACTGTTTTGTTGTATCTTAATGAAGAATATCCTAAAGGAGCAGGAACAACTATATACAGCCTAAAGGAAGGGATTAAAGTTGTAGATTATAAGTTTAATAGAATGTGTTACTTTGACTCTAAAGAATCTCACTCTAGAAACCTTAAAGATAATTTTGGGGAAGGAGACGAGTCTAGGTTAGTCCAAGTAATATTTTTAAAAAAAATATAATGGATTCAACGGAGTTAAGGAAAGAAATTATAGAAGCAGGTTATAAGGCTGTCAAGCAATTGATTAAAGTTGCTAAGGAGGAGATTATAAAGCCTGACCCTGAGGATGAGTTAGCGGCAGACAAGTTAAAGAACGCTGCAGCCTCAAAGAAGCTATCTATATTTGATGCATTTGAAATACTTAAACGTATTGATACTGAGAAAGATAATATTAAGTTAGAGTCTCAAGGACCTAACAGAACAGATACAAAACAAGGATTTGCAGAGCGAAGGTCTAAATAAATTATACCGTGTAGTCCATGATTACATTCCGTCACGCCCGTTATCTAAGAAGAATAGTGGGCGTAGTTGGGTTTATGGGTATAATTCTGAGTATGACTTTGTTAATATATCTAAGACAGGACAGATAGGTGAGGTGGTAGAGATATCGGGATTAAAGATAGGATTACCTCCCACCCCTAAGGAATGCCACAAAAGACACGACACTAAATCTTTACAGTTTTGGGAACGAGAAGGACTCCCTAAGGAGTTACAAAAAATTAACTCTATATTCCAATGGAATGATATGTCCTCTCCATTTAAAGATAGGTGGGTTGACTATATAGAGTCTGAGTTCGATAGAAGGGATGAGGGGTTTTGGTTTATGAATCAAGGAGACCCCACCTACATAACGGGGTCACATTATATGTACTTACAATGGACTAGTATTGATGTGGGCTATCCTGATTACCGTGAAGCAAATAGAATCTTTTTTATTTTTTGGGAAGCAAGTAGGGCTGATAAGCGTTCCTTTGGAATGGCATACCTAAAGATTAGGCGTTCAGGATTTTCATTTATGGGCTCATCAGAGGCTGTTAATATAGGGACGTTAGCTAAAGACTCTAGAGTAGGGATACTATCAAAGACGGGGTCTGATGCTAAGAAAATGTTTACCGATAAAGTAGTTCCTATATCTAATAGGCTGCCTTTCTTCTTTAAGCCAATTCAAGATGGTATGGATAAGCCTAAGACGGAGCTTGCCTTTAGGATTCCTGCATCTAAGATTACTAAGAAGAATATGTATGACGTATCAGTAGAAGAGTTAGAGGGGTTAGATACGACTATAGATTGGAAGAATACAGATGATAACTCATATGATGGTGAGAAGCTACTCCTACTAGTACATGATGAAAGCGGAAAGTGGATTAAGCCGAATAATATATTAAACAATTGGAGGGTAACTAAAACTTGTTTACGATTAGGTAGCAAGATTATAGGTAAATGCCTTATGGGTTCTACATCTAACGCCTTATCAAAGGGTGGTGGCAACTTTAAGAAGCTTTATGAAGACTCAAGTGTTGAAAGTAGGAATGCTAACGGTCAAACGAAAAGCGGGTTGTACTCTTTATTTATCCCTATGGAGTGGAACATGGAGGGGTTTATTGATAGATACGGAATGCCTGTATTTAAAAAGCCAAAACAACCTGTACTTGGGGTAGATAATGAGATGATAGACAACGGGGCAGTTGATTATTGGGAGGCTGAGGTAGACTCACTAAAGAGTGATGCAGATGCATTGAATGAGTTTTACCGACAATTTCCTCGTACTGAGTCACACGCTTTTAGAGATGAAAGTAAGTCTTCATTATTNAACCTAACTAAGATATATCAGCAAATAGATTATAACGACTCATTAATTATGGAGCACCACGTTACTCGTGGGTCATTCCATTGGAAAGATGGTCAGAAGGATACTCAAGTTATATTTAGTCCTGACACGAGGGGTAGATTCTTGGTAAGTTGGATGCCTAATAAGTCTTTACAAAATAGAAAGGTAAGTAAGAGAGGGCAGTTCTATCCGGGGAACGAACATATCGGGTCGTTTGGATGTGACTCCTATGATATATCAGGAACAGTAGGAGGTAAGGGGTCTAATGGTTCTCTTCATGGGCTTACTAAATTTAATATGGACGAAGCCCCTAGTAGTGAGTTTTTTCTTGAGTACATAGCTAGACCTCAAACTGCAGAGATATTCTTTGAAGAGGTTCTTATGGCTTGTATATTTTACGGAATGCCAATCCTGTGTGAGAATAATAAACCAAGACTACTATATCACTTTAAGAATAGGGGCTATAGGGGATACTCTATGAATAGACCTGACAAGCTTTTTAATAAACTATCAAAGACAGAGAAGGAGTTGGGAGGAATACCAAACTCTTCTGAGGATGTTAAGCAGTCACACGCATCTGCTATTGAATCTTATATAGAGAAACACGTAGGGTTGGATATGATTGGTTCATACAGAGATTCAGATGAGATAGGTTCAATGCCTTTTGCTAGAACTCTTGAAGATTGGGCTAGATTCGATATTAACAACAGAACAAAGTTTGATGCATCTATTAGCTCAGGGTTAGCAATTATGGCTAACCAAAAGCACCTCTACCTTCCCGAACAAAAACAGTCAAAAATAAGTGTTACCTTTGCTAGATACAATAACAAGGGGTCAATTAGTGAATTATTAAGATAGATGAAAGAGGTAAACATTAACATATCGGCTGCCGGTTTTCCTAGTCAACTTGTGTCGGATAGTGAGAAGGCGACTGATGAGTTTGGACTTCAGATAGGGCAGGCTATTCAATACGAGTGGTTTAAAAAGGATTCAAATTCTTGTAGATATTACGACCAATGGAGAGATTTCCATAAGTTAAGATTATATGCAAGAGGTGAGCAGTCTGTAGCGAAGTATAAGAATGAGTTAGCCATAGATGGGGACTTATCTTATTTGAATTTAGATTGGACACCCGTTCCTATACTATCTAAGTTTGTTGATATTGTAGTAAATGGAATGTCAGACAGGCTTTTTAAAGTTAATGCCTACGCAGAGGATGCTATGTCTCAGTCTAAGAGGAGCATATATCAAGACATGATAGAGGGGCAGATGGCTGCTAAGGACGTGCTTACAACTATTCAGGAGAAGTCGGGGATGAATCCGTTTACAATGAATCCTGATGACCTTCCTGAAAATGACGAGGAGCTTTCCTTGTATATGAATTTAAACTACAAGCCTGCTATTGAGATAGCAGAGGAGGAGGCTATTAATACTTTATTTGCTGAAAATAAATACGTTGACCTTAGGAAAAGGTTTGATTACGATTTAACTGTATTAGGTGTAAGTGTAGCAAAGCACGAGTTCCTTCCCGGAGCAGGTGTAAAAGTTAGCTATGTAGACCCTGCAAATGTTATATACAGTTACACTGAAGACCCTCACTTTAAAGATTGTTTTTATTGGGGGGAAGTTAAAACCATCCCAATCATTGAGCTTAATAAGATTGACACATCATTAACTAACGAGGATTTAGAGAAGATTTCTAAATACAGCCAAAGTTGGTACAATTATTATAATACAGCTCAATTTTCTGATAACGATATTTTCCGTAAAGATACAGCTACAGTAATGTACTTCAACTATAAGACTACCAATAAGATAGTCTACAAGAAGAAGTCTTATGATAATGGTAACTCTAAAATGATAGAGAAGGATGACCAATTTAACCCACCTACAGAAATGATGGAGGAGGGTAATTTTGAGAAAGTTGAAAGGACTATTGATGTTTGGTATGAGGGAGTTATGGTTATGGGAACTAACATAATCCTTAAGTGGGAGTTGGCGGAGAATATGGTTAGACCTAAGTCTGCTAGTCAACACGCTATACCGAATTATGTTGCTGTTGCCCCTAGGATGTATAAGGGAGCGATTGAGTCATTAGTAAGAAGAATGATTCCTTTTGCAGACTTAATACAAATAACTCACTTAAAACTACAGCAGGTTATATCTAAGGTAGTCCCTGATGGTGTATTTATAGATGCCGATGGATTAAATGAGATTGACCTTGGGACAGGTAACGCATATAATCCCGAAGACGCTTTAAGGCTGTACTTTCAAACAGGTAGTGTTATTGGTAGAAGCTATACGCAAGATGGTGACTACAATCAAGGTAAAGTACCTATCACTCAGCTAACATCAAATTCAGGGGCTAGCAAGACTCAAATGCTTATAGGTAACTATAATCATTACTTAGGAATGATACGTGCTGTAACAGGCTTAAATGAAGCGAGAGACGGCTCTACTCCTGACCCTAACTCTTTGGTTGGTGTTCAGAAGTTAGCAGCGTTAAACTCTAATACTGCAACAAGGCATATACTTGATGCAAGTCTTTATATGTATAGGTCGTTAGCTGAGGCTTTAACTTATAGAGTGGCTGATGTCTTAGAGTACGCAGACTTTAAAGATGAATTTGCTAATCAGATTGGAAAGTATAATGTTTCTATACTTAAAGATATTAGTGAATTATACATATATGACTTCGGAATCTTTATAGAGGTCTCTCCTGATGAGGAAGAGAAAGCTCAGCTAGAAGCAAACATACAGATGGCTCTATCTAAGGGCGATATAAATCTTGAAGATGCAATTGATATTAGAGAGCTTAGGAATCTTAAACTAGCTAATCAGCTACTTAAGGTTAAGAGAGTTAAGAAGCAAGAGCGTGATGAAAAAATGGCTATGCAGCAACAAGCTATAACGGCACAGCAACAAATAAAATCACAGCAGCTAGCTTCTCAGACAGCCATGCAAAAGATTCAAGCAGAATCTCAGGCGAAGATGCAAATCAAGCAAGCCGAGATTGCATTTGAGATTGAGAAGATGAATAATGAGGCTAAGCTTAAGGCTGTGCTTATGGATAAAGAGTTTGATTTAAATATGAGATTAAGAGGTATATCTGAGAGTGCTTTACAAGAAAGAGAGACTCAAAGAGAGGGAGCGAAGAGTTCTCGTATTAGTCAGCAGAATACAGAACAGAGCAAGTTAATTTCTCAACGGAAGAATAATTTACCTCCTATGACTTTTGAATCGAATGAGGATAGCTTAGATGGGTTTGACTTATCAGAGTTTAGCCCAAGGTAATCCGTCTAAAATATAAATAAATTTTGTTTAACTTTGCATAAACTCAAATCAAATGGAAATTAAAGTAAAGTCATTAGAGGCTGTAGAACAGAAATCAACAGCAGAAATTGAAGAGGGATTACTTCAGAAGCATGAAGAATCCGTAGAGGGTACAGATAACGGCAATGAAGTAGGGGCAGGCAATGATAGTTCTGAATCTACCCAAGAGCAAGAAGAGGTACAGGGAATAACTGAAGAGCAAGTTCTTTCACATATTAGAGAAAGGTATAATAAGGAGATTACATCAGTAGATGAGTTGTTCGAAGAGCGTGAGGCTCAAGAAGAATTACCTGAAGATGTGGCTGCTTATTTTAAATATAAAAAAGAAACGGGAAGAGGTATTAGCGATTACGTTAAGTTACAGCGTGATTTTAATGATATGAATCCTGATGATTTAATAAGAGAATATCTTAAGACAACTGAGACTGCTCTTGATGATGATGACATACAATCATTAATGGAAGAGTATTCTTACGATGAAGACTTAGATGATGAGTCTGATATTAAGAAGATTAAGATATCTAAGAAAAAAGCTATTGCTAAGGCTAAGAATTTTTTCAATGAGCAAAAAGACATTTACAAGCAACCCCTTGAGTCAAGGGCGGAAGCTTTGTCTAACGGCGAACAGGAACAATACCAAGCTTATAAGCAATACTTAAATGAGGCTGTTACGCAACAGGAGGAGACTAAACGTAAGTCTGATTGGTTTACCAAAAAGACTGATGAGGTATTCAACAATGAGTTCAAAGGTTTTGAGTTCAATATTGGGGAAGACCAATTAACATTTAGTCCCGGAAATGCAGATGACATTAGAAAAGCTCAACTTTCGCCTATGAATTTTGTTAACAAATACTTAGACGATAAAGGGTTAATGAATGACGCTGCAGGATACCATAGAGCGTTAGCAGTCGCAATGAATCCTGAGAAGTTTGCTCAATTTTTTTATGAGCAAGGAAGGTCAAGTGCAACGGAAGACGTTATGAGAAAGACAAAAAATATAAATATGACTACTCGTAACGCCCCTATGTCAACACCTAAATCGGGGACGCAGTTTAAATCTTTAAATGATGATTCAGGTCGAGGTTTAAAGATTAGAAGTATTAAAAGAAAATAAATTTTAAAAAAACAAAAAAATGGCAGTAGATGTATCACCGGGCTATGACTTACAACCTAGCTCAGAGCAAGTTGCTTTAGCGAGTAACTATATTACAAACTTTGATTTCTTGAATCAGTATCTTCCTGATACTTATGAAAAGGAATTTGAAAGATACGGTAATCGTACCGTAGCATCTTTTCTACGTTTAGTAGGAGCAGAGATGCCCTCTAACTCAGACCTTATTAAGTGGGCTGAGCAAGGAAGATTACATACTAAATACACAAGCTGTGCTTCGGATGGGGCAGCAGCAGCAGACACTGCAACTATTACGGTATCCGATTCCGGAGTTACAGGTATCGCCGTTCGTGTAGGGAATACAGTTATGATTTCCGATAATGCAGGAGCAGGAAGCAACAAAGCAATTGTTACTGACGTAAATACTAGCGCAGGAACTTTCGATGTTTCTTACTATGAAGCCGCCGGACAAGTAGGTGGTACAGGTCTTACTAGAACTGTATTTATTTATGGGTCTGAATTTGGAAAAGGAACAACCGGGATGGAAGGCTCTTTAGAGTCTGAAGACGTATTCTTTGACAACAAGCCTATTATCCTTAAAGATAAGTACTCTGTATCAGGTTCTGATATGGCACAAATCGGATGGGTTGAGGTTACTACAGAGAATGGAGCAGCAGGATACCTTTGGTATTTAAAGTCAGAGCACGAGACTCGTCTACGTTTTGATGATTACTTAGAGACAGCTATGTTGGAAGCAGTTCCTGCAGAAGCAGATTCAGGGGCAATTTTAGAAACAGGTATTGCAGGTTCTGATGGCGTATTCTATGTAGTTAAAAATAGAGGTAATGTATGGTCGGGAGCAAACCCAACTACTTTAGCAAACTTCGATACTGTCATCCAACGTCTTGACAAGCAAGGTTCTATCGAAGAGAATGTTATCTTTGTTGACCGTCAGTTTGGGTTCGATATTGATGATATGCTAGCAGCTCAAAACTCTTACGGAGGAAGTGGTACTTCATACGGTCTATTTGATAATGACAAGGATATGGCGTTGAACTTAGGATTCACAGGATTCCGAAGAGGATACGACTTCTACAAGTCTGATTGGAAATATTTAAACGACCCTACAATGCGTGGTGGGCTTTCGTCTATTGCAGATTCAGGCTTCATCAATGGGCTTTTAGTTCCTGCAGGTTCGACTACAGTGTATGACCAAGTGTTAGGAAAGAACGCTAAGCGACCTTACTTACACGTGCGTTACCGTGCTTCAGAAACTGAAGACAGACGTTACAAGACTTGGATTACAGGTTCAGCAGGTGGTGCTTCTACCTCTGACTTAGATGCAATGGAGGTTAACTTTTTGTCTGAGAGAGCTGTATGTACCTTAGGGGCAAACAACTTCTTCTTATTCGAATCGTAGTATATTTAAAAAGAGAGTCCGTTTGAACGGACTCTCTTTATTTTTTAAATTCAAATTAAATTCAAATGAAAAAAACAGTAGAGTATACAGATAAGCAGTATAAGTTAGTAGGTCAATCTACCCCGCTAACATTTATTCTAACATCAAGAAGCACAAGAAGAGTTCCGTTATTATGGTTTGACGAGAAAGAGGGAGTTAATAAACCACTTCGATATGCCCGTAACCAAAAGAGTCCTTTTGAGGATGAGCAAGATGGGAACGCAATATTAGAGCCTATTATATTTGAAGACGGGTTCTTAACTGTTCCAAAAAACAACCAAGTTTTACAAAAGTTTTTAGAGGTACACCCTTCAAATGGAATTAAGTATTCATTAATTGATAAAGCTAAAGAGGCTATTGATGTTGTTGAGGACCTTAATCTAGAGGTTGACGCTTTAATAGCAGCTCGTGAGTTATCTATTGACCAAGTTGAGGCTATTACTCGTGTAGCATTTGGTACAGACCCTAGATTAATAACGTCATCTGAACTTCGGAGAGACATTATTTTATTTGCTAAGAAAGACCCTAAAGGGTTCTTAGATTTGGTTGGAGATGCTTCTTTACATATTGACTCAAAGGTGCAGTCATTCTTTGATAATAGCATTTTAACTTTTAGAAAAAATAAGAAAGAGGTATTCTTTAATACCCCAAGTAATAAGAAGAGAATGCTCGTCATCCCATTTGGTGAAGACCCACTATATGTGGTATCTTCATATCTACAGAGTGATGAAGGGTTAGAGGTCTTAGAGTTTTTAGAAAAGGTCTCAGAGACTAAGTAGTATAAAGAGGGAGCAGAAACGCTTCCTTTTTTTTTATTATCTTTGTGCATATTAATAGTCTAATATTAAGAGATGGCAAAATTTTTAGGTGTACCAAATAGAATGTCAAATGGAGCTTTCACTGAGTTCGCCACCACGGGTGCTGAGTTAGTTGTAAACGGGGACTTCTCATTTGGGACTGACCAATGGACTGCTACTAATGCTACATTAACAGAATCAGGAGGAGAATTAACTGTAACTGAAACGGGTGGCACGTTATATGGCGAGGCAAAGCAATCCGTACCTATAGAAAAAGGTAAGGCTTATGTTGTGACTGTGACTCTTAAGTCCGAGGCTTTAAATGCTGTTGATGTTGAGATAACTTCAGGGTCAAGTGTTGGGGGTGGTATGTTTGTTGATGGAACAGCTACAACATCTACAGCTTTTGTAACTCAGCAATATAGATTTGCAGCATACACCGATACAGCAGGTATATCATTAAGGGCTATAACTACTACTATCGACGAGACAGGGGTGTTTAGCGAAATCTCTATAAAGGAAGCACTTTATAGTATTAGTGATGACGAGTCGGTTGTTAATGGTGATTTTATCACTGACACGGATTGGACTAAAAATGGTGGAGCTACAATTACAGGAGGTGCAGCCTACATACCTACAGGAGGTGCGTGGGTATCTCAAGGTATTGGTGCAGAAGTAGGACGAATCTATAACTACACTTTAGTAGTCAAATCAGATGCGGGAGCGGGTGCTTTGGAGATTATTAGCGACCTTGTAGTTGAACATTATGAAAGCATACCATCCGCTTACACCACCTATACGGGTACTTTTATAGCGGGTGATGGTGATATTAAATTACGAGAAGAGGGTGATGGCGGCGGAGTTTATGTTGACAGCTTATCAGTAAAAGCTGCAGTATATAACAACTTACAATCTACAGGGGAAAGCTTCCTTACTACAGCTAAGGTTGGAGATGTTGTATTTAACACCTCTGATAATACTGAGGCGGTTGTAACTGAAGTGGTTGATGATAATACGTTAACGCTATCTAATGAGAACTTATCTTTTGAGAAGAGCGGTAGTAAATCTTGGACAACATTCGCCGCTAATGGAGACACGAGAGGGAATACTATCTTTAAGATAGACGACTTTATGATGTCAAATTATGATTTATCTACTGCCTTCTCTAACACTACTTGGTTTTTCTTTTCAGGAGGAGTGTACGCAAGTAAGCTTGTGTTTACATCTCTAAATATGGCTACTGACTCTGAGTTTGTCTCAAATGTTATAGAGAGAAACATTGAAGTACTTAATAGTAAGTCTGCAACCGTAACAAGATTAGATATACCTTTAAATGAATTTAGGGATAGTATATATAATGAGGTTTTAGCAATATCCACGATAACAACATCTTAAGACTAAATAGTAATGGCAAAATTTTTAAAACTTAATAAGGCTTATCAAATAAATCACCTTTTAGATAACCCTGACTTTGACGAGTATGGTCCTGAAGCGGTTACTAATGGTGATTTTAGCGACGGAATAACGGGATGGTCTCCTGCTGATTCCGGCTCACATATATCTATATCCGACGGTGAACTAAAAGTCACTAACCGTGATAGCACTGCATCAATGGCTACTACTAGTGTAACTATAGTGGATGGTAAGACGTATTCAGTAACCTATAAAAGCTCTCAAGGAAATTCTTCTAGTGCTATATCTAGTATGGGGTTTGGCTCTACAGCGGGGAATATGAGCCTATCGGGGCAGTCTACAGCGATAAGTTTTGATAGCAATGGGGTTCACACCCATACTTGGCTAGCCACCTTATCAGGCGTTGTTTATTTTACGTTAAAAATTGATTCGACAACAGAGGATGACTATATGCTCTTTGATGATGTTTCTATAAAAGAGTCAGGAGATGTACAGACTGTAGAGAACGGGTGGTTTTCAGGTGTGGTAAATGGAGCTATTTCAGATTCATACCCTACTGACCAATGGGACACTTACATTCCGGGCGGTGTTCCGACCACATCGGCGATTGAATCCGAAAAACTTACTATAGATACCGCTTTTACTAATAGTGGTGCGGCACTTTCTGTACCAACAGTTAGTGGTGCAGAGTATAGGCTTACTATTGATTCTGTTACGAAAATTAGTGGTAACGACTTAGGTCCTGCTACAGTAAATATTAATTTGATTGGAAATGTAGACTGTACAGACGGTTCAGCAGACTTCGTATTTACGGCTGTAGGAGACACTTCAACTATATATTTTAGAGCAGGGAACAATAATTCAGGAAAGGTCACGTATAAAGGAATATCTGTAACGGCTACAAATAAATTTGCTAATGATTGGACAAGAGCAAGTTCGGGAGTATCTGAGTCGGGGAATATGTTTGACTTTAATTTCGCCAATAACACTTTAACAATGAGTAGCCCTACCGATTCGGTGTATGTTATGAAAAACACAGGGGCTGTAACTAGTGGCGAGAACTATGCTGTTAATTTCAATGTAAGGTCAATCAGCGGAACGCCTACAGTGCAAATTTATAATGGCAGCACTTATCTAACTGTTATTCCTAAAGAAGGAGATAATAAGTTTCTATTTGATATGGGTGGCTCAGGAGCACAAGACCTTTCTTTTGGAATTAAAAGTGACGACTCGGCAGACTACATAATTCTTAATAGCATAGATTTAAGTTTAATTAAGAATCAACCTAAGCTAATAGGTATTGATACTATTACAAGGGTTGATGCTCCCGATACAAATACTGTCGATTTGCTTTATACGAATACTCCAAGTGGTAGTGATTTTCTCTCTATCACATATGACGGAGAAAGTGCGTCCTCTGTTTTTCAAATGAGAAACTTCTTTCAAGACAGTATTACTAGACTATCCGCCTTTAGCGACACAAATAAAATCCTTAACATTAATCCTCCTGTGGATATTGAAGATATTATAGCGGGGTAATGTGATGATATAATATACTACTAAAGGGCTCTATGGGGGCTCTTTTTTTTTTGCGTATATTTGTAAAAAGATTTTAAAATGATTGATTCAGTTAGAACCACAGTCCTTGCTGTACTAAACAAGAACAACTACGGATACCTTTCTCCTTCTGATTTCAACCTGTACGCTAAGCAGGCTCAGTTAGAGATATTTGAGAGCTACTTCTATGATTATAATAATCAATTAAATCAAGAGAATATACGTAAGTCAGGTACTGATTATGCAGATATATCTAAAGGCATTCTTGAGGCAATAGACTTGTTCTCTGTAACTAAGACTTTAGAGCAAACGCCATCATTGGTAAATGATTATTTTATGCCATCAGTTGCTACAACAGGCTCAGACTACTACCTTATAAATAAGGTTTTATGTTTATGTAAAAAGCCTCAGTTATTAAATAACAATGAATTTAAATCGGGTGATTATTGGTACTTAAGTGATTCATCGGTAGCTATTGATAATACAACTGAAACTTTGGATTTTACAGCCGCACCTCTAGATACTTATACCGATACTACCTATAGGGTTTTTGAAAATGGTAAACATTATGTGGCAATAATTGATATAGAATCTTTATCATCAGGTAAGATAGCTTTTGTCGCTAATGGTGATGCTGCTACCTATAGTGCTGAATATACTACTGCGGGTGTATATACTCACAACTTTACAGTTACCACGACAGTTACCGGGGTGTTTGAAGTCTTTGCTAAAGATGCGTCAGCCACTACAGCAGTGATAAACAGTATTGATGTTTATGAAGTTGAGTTTAGAGATGTAGAGAGAATTAGTCAGGGTAAGATTTCAGCACTTAACATATCACCTCTTACCGCTCCTAGTTGTGAGTTTCCCGCATATACTACTGAAGGTGTGACTATGACTATACATCCATTGACAATTAACGGCACAGGAGATATAACGTGTCAGTATATACGATACCCTAAAGACCCCGTGTGGACATATAGTTCAACTCTCGTTGGGCAAGCCCCATTATTTAATGCATCTGCTGCAGATTATCAAGATTTTGAGTTACCACTAGATAATCAAAATGATTTGGTAGTTAAAATACTTCAGTATGCAGGGGTAGAGGTACGTGAGGATATGGTCTATAAGTTTGGAAAAGTAGAAGAGCAAGAAAATAACATAGAACAATAACAATGGCATATATATCTCAACACCAATACTACGAAAATAGCGGTAAAACTCCTGAGAATAAAGATTGGGGGTCGTATCAATACGTTAGCTTAAGAGATGTAGTAAATAATTTTATGCTAATGTATCAAGGAAACCACTCCCTTGTAAATAACGAGGAGAGGTATAAGGTTCTGTTTCACGCAAAACGTGCAATACAAGAGCTTAACTACGATGCGTTTAAGGAAATTAAAGCTATTGAGCTAACCCTATCCGATAGCGTAAGATATATATTACCGTCAGATTATGTTAATTGGGTTAGAGTATCAATGTTTGAAAACGGAGTTCTATATCCGTTAACAGAGAATATTAATCTAACTACTGCTCAGGGTTATCTGCAGGATAATAACTACGACCTTCTATTTGATGAAAATGGTAGCGTCTTAAAATCAGAATACTCAGAGTTAGATTTTGCTAGAATAAAAGGGACTAAGAAGAGTATATATCTAAATAGCTCTAGCCCTTTTAATGGTGATGAGGGATACTGCTATAATGGTTCTTGGTACTTTGACTTTCAGATAGGAGCTAGGTATGGTTTAAATACTGAGACAGCTAATTGCAATCCTACATTTAAGATAAACCCAAAAGCAGGGGTGATAAATTTCGACTCTACTATGTCAGGGAAGTCTGTAATCCTAGAGTATGTCTCTGATGGTATGGAGGGTGGTGATAACTCACTTATAACAGTAAATAAATTATTTGAAGACTTTGTATATGCGTACATACAATACGCTATATTAAACAGTAAGCTTGGGGTTCAAGAGTATATAGTCTCTAGGGCTAAGAAGCAAAAGATAGCGTTGCTACGTAACGCTAAAATCAGAATCAGTAACATACATCCCGGTAGATTGCTTATGAATCTAAGAGGGCAAAGCAAGTGGATTAAGTAGTATGGGCAATAGTAAAAGAAACTTTGTAGCCGGAAGGATGAATAAGATGACTGATGAGCGTCTTGTTCCTAACGGAGAGTACGTTGATGCAATGAATGTTCGTCTTGGCTCTACTGAGGGCTCGGAGGTTGGTTCTGTTGAGTCGTCGAAAGGGAATGATATGTTAACTGCAATCTCTTTAGGCGTATATGGGATTACTCAATATTCTTTGAGTGCTAGTGCTAGGTGTATTGGGGCTTTTGAGGATGGTGCTTGTGAGACTATTTATTGGTTTATACATGATAGCGACGCTTCATCTACAGCCACCGGGAAGGCAGACCTGATAGTATCGTATGATACTAAGGTTAAAAGTTCTGAGTATCATATTGTGAGTTTTCAAAATTCTGAAGACACACTAAATACTACGTTAAACTTCAATCCAAAATATCTTATAACTAATGTTAATAAGGTTGGTGAGTTATTATTTTTTACAGACAACTACAATCCTCCAAGGAAAATAAATGTAAGTAAAAACTATCCTTACCCAACAGGTATAGATAGCGTAGACGAATTTGACTACAATGATTTACTAGTTGTTGTTGACCCTCCCGCCCAAGCTCCGTTAGTATCAGCTATTGATAGCAACATTACAGACACCTTCATGGAGGAGAGGTTTATTTGTTTTGGGTATAGATATAGATATGCTGACAATGAATACTCAGCTACATCGCAATTTACAAACCCTAGCTTTACCCCTAAACCTTTTAGCTTGTCTACAGAAAGCTATCTGAATGACGGGATGGTTAACAGTTCGAATACGGCAGATGTTGTTTTTTACACAGGAGGACCACAAGTAAAGGCTATTGACATTCTTTTTAAGGAGTCAGACTCAAGCATAATTAAAGTTATTGAGTGTTTAGATAAGGATAGATTAAATTATTCTGATTACACAAGCTACACGTACTCATTTATTAATAGTAAAATATTTACAGTCCTTTCAAGTTCAGAGATATTACGCTTGTACGATAATGTCCCTTTGCTTGCAAAGTCTCAGACCTTAATGGGTAACCGTATTATGTATGGAAATTATGTTGACGGATATGACTTAGCTCGTGATGGGATTGGAACAAGGCTAAATTATTCTATAGACACTACAAATACTAATATTGAACTTAGCGAATTAACTAGTTCTGTAGCATCAAAAACATATGCCATTGATTCAGCCGAATCTTCTAATGGTACGGTTATAGTTGATTTAGAGCCTGTTAGCAATAACTTAACAAAAGGTGCTGTAATTTCATTTTCATTTACAGTAACCGGAGGTACATTTTCAGGTATTCCCGATGACCCCGAAACAACAACTAGTGGCTTAGAGGTAGGGTTTACTTATAGATTACTTCAGGATTTTGCTAACGTGTCAGACCTTGTTACTTCTCCTGATTTTCAATCCAAGATAGGGGTTGAAGGTGCAATTGAGGCGGTTGATAGTTCTTGCGACGGAAGTACCTTTACAGATGTTTTCAACTGTGCCTTACCAAGTTCTCTATCTGACTTTTCGAAGTTTGAGAGCGGGATTACCGCATCTTTGCAGCCCATTACAGCCGTAGTATCAGGTAATTCATTATCTATAACTATATTAGCAATGGGCTATACAACCGACATCGCAACTCCTACTGCTGCCAATTCTGTTTATGAGTATTATGATATTAGCCTAGCTGAATTTTATTTTCAAGAGGTAGGTAGCCCTACTAGCTTACATAGTAATAGAGGTTATGAGGTTGGTATTGTATATATGGATGAGTTTAATAGAGCAACAACAGCTTTAGTTAGCCCACAAAACACAGTATATATTCCTTGCTCTGCAAGTACTACACAAAACAAAATTAAAGTTAACATACCAACATCACAATTAGCTCCTGATTTTGCTAGTAGATATAAGTTTGTAATTAAGCCTGATGGTGAAAACTATGAGACCATATATTCACAGTTATACTTCGTTGACCCTGCTGACAACTCAACATACTTCAAGCTAGAAGGAGAGAATATAGCTAAGGTAGAGGAAGGGGATAGATATATAATCAAGAGAGACTCGCAAGGGGCTATGGGTAATTGTGCTATAGCAACTGTTTTAGAAAAGAAGTCTCAAGAGAATGATTTCATTTCTCCTGTTGATGGAGATGATAATGTAGTCCCAACTCCTTCGGGGGTATATATGAAGATGTTTGCTAATGACTTTTCTACAGTTTTAGGTGATGATGCAACTATATTACCGGGAAGACAACACGCTGAAGAAAACTCAGGAGGGGAGATAGTTTACCTGCAATATAAAGGCTTTGGTACTGAGGATGAAAGTGGGAATTTCGACAACTTAGACATACCTTCAGGCTCTATTATTAAGATTGATTTTGATTTATATAGAAACGAGCACGGGAGCGGTAATTCTTGCGAGTATAGAAGCTATAAGCTTAAGAGAGAGTTTGTGTCCTCAAATGAATATGCCAATATAATTGATTGGTGGAATGGAGATAATATAGGTTCTATAATTAACACGGGGACTAAAAGCCCTACGTCAATTAATAATATCTACAACTCCGATTTGGCTATAGATGAGGGAGATATAGATGCCTTTGAAGATAGCGGTTCTTTAGGCACTAACCACTATAGATGGTATAAAGACGAAACTACCTCTGAGATTAGGTTTTTAATGAGCGGAACTAAGTCTTGTTCGGGTAGCGGTAGTGATGCTAATATAAGAGCTACCTTCGAAGTATATAGAGCTCAGAATTTAATTGTATTTGAGACTGAACCTGTAGAGTCTCTACCTGAGATTTGGTATGAAGGTCAGGATTCGTATCCAATTGATACTACCACAGGCTACCACTTAGATGGTGGTAATTTTGCAAATGCTGAAGACCAAGACCAAACCTCTACTCTTCCTGCGATATTACACTTAAACTTTTCTAACTGCTATACTTTTGGTAATGGGGTTGAAAGTTTTACTATTAGAGATTCAGTTAAAGGTAAGGCAATGAGAATAGGTAATCGTGTTACTACGGTATCTGCTCAAGAAACCAAGGAATCACATAGAAAGACTGACATTACTTATAGCGGAATATATAATGATGAGACCAACCTTAATAGATTAAATGAATTTAACTTAGGGTTAGCCAACTTTAAATCTCTTGAAGACTCTTTTGGTCCTATCAATAAAATGTATGCTCGTGAAACCGACATACTTGTCTTGCAAGAAGATAAAATATCCTACGTTCTATCGGGTAAGAATTTATTATCAGATGCGTCAGGAGGTGATGTGCTAACGTCAGTGCCTGAGGTTTTAGGAAAGCAGATAGCTCGACTAGAAAATTATGGCATTAGCGATAATACAGAGAGCTTTGCTGCCTACGGTCATGACAAGTTCTTTACTGATGCCAAGAGGGGTGCAGTAATACAGCTTAAAGGAGGAGGTCATGCCAATGAGTCTCTAACAGTAATATCCGATATGGGTATGCGTAGTTGGTTTAGAGATTTGTTTACTGAAAGTTTTGACACGCAAAAGCTAGGGGCTTATGACCCGTACATGAATGAGTATGTTCTATCTAATAACGATATAAGTTTACCTTCAGAAGATGAGTGTATCCCTTGTGGTCAGAAGCAGTCTTTTGTCTTAAATGACGATGACAGCCTTTCTTACTGCATAGATATGCCTACAACCCTAGGTTTAGTGGACTTTGCCTTCCAAGTCCCTATTGCCGCCCCTGTTAATCTAGAGGTTACATGGGATGGAATCGTACAAATTAACGACGAAATGTCCGGCTTAGGGACGCACTCTTTTGATAAAGATAAGCAGCTCCCGTCTAAGGTTTATGTTACGATTTCTAAAATTGATGGCTTGGACGCTACGTTTGACATTACCTCTAATTGTCCTGCAGGAAATGAGCTTACGGTTTTTGATATTGTTTTAACCAATAACGATGATTCGGGAAAAACTCTACACCATAATTGGAGTTATGATAGTGATGGGCTTACTACGTACAGCCCCGAACAGATTATCAATTTCGCCGAGAACTCTAGCGACCTTATATTTTCATCTACCTATGAATCAAGTACAGGAGAGCAAGGAGATGGTAATATTCCCATTAAAGGGAACACGGTAACTATGACCACTAATAAGTGGACCTCTGATGACTATTCGAATAGTGCGGGGGATAGGTTTATGTACGTATCTACAAGTACATTATACCCAAACACTGCAGAGGGATTAAGTGATTTATTAGATGATATAGCAGGCGGAGGAGTGGGTAGAGGAACATTAACCCCTACAGTAGACTACAGTAGGTATCACGCTGAATTTTTATTATATGACGGGGTATACGATTATATATACTTAGTTTGGGATTTACGTACCATTAACCCCACCTTACTATGTCATCAGGCGGGGGATGAGAGTAGCGCAAACCTAGAAGAGGTATGCTGTCAATGTGCTTGTGTATCAGCAACCTCTCAATATATGGTGTCTAACACAGGTTCGTCTACAGTGTTAGTACTTTATAATAATGGGGTCGATGATACTACATTATTAGGTAATACTAGTCAACTTATATGCTCTACTACTAGACCTACTTTTACACCTACTTCTGCTGAAGGGGTTACAATAACTATTAAAGAATGTGATTGCTAATGGGGGAATTTGGAGAATATTATTTAAACGGAATAAACCTAGAGAGCTCTACGGCGGTATACACTAGCGATGTTATGACTACCTTAGCCCCTACGGGTTACTACTCTGATGGAGAAGTTACTAGATTTCAGAGTTCGGGCGGTCTAGGCGTGGAATTACTTACTAACGGAGAGCTTGCCCCTCCGGGGACAGGGTGGACCACTGTTGACGTAGGCGTTTCGGGGTTTGCTTTTGGGTTTTTGCTTGTAACGACTCTTAATGCTACAACTACTAATTTAGCTCGTGTTAAGCAAACAAGCTCGTCAATTACAGAGCCCTTAAAAACGTATGTGTTGGAGTATCAGATTTCAGCTATAGGGGGAACACCTACATTTCAATACCACAATGGATATGAGTTTGTCTCAGGACCTTCTACGGTTGACACTCATACTATTGAGTATACGAGGCTTGGAGACTCTGATGAGTTTAAAATAAATATACAAGGCTTGAGTAATACCGATACTATGCGTTTTACTGAGATGTCTTTAAAAGAAAAAGAGCCTGATGGGTTAAAGCCTATTGTAGATTGCCCTCTATGCTCAACTGTTTCGTGTACTACGCAAGTTTCAATATCCTCATTATATAGTGGTAGGTATCTATTAGAGACAACTTTTGGGTCGGCTGTAGGTGCTATTAAGGTCACCGTAACAGGAGTGTCCAATAGACCTTTAGGTATGTATTTAGAGCACAGTGATACGGGAACTAAATACATGAGCTTTTCAACAACCGGAGTCCCCGGAGCTGCTTACCCCGATATAATTGAAGCTTCAATCCCTGCCTCATTATCGTATTTTTATTCTACAGGTGGGGCAGATGACTGTTCTAATTGGAATGATGTTTTAATGGATGGTGGACAGGTTACTTATGATATGTATTCATACAATCCTACAACTGATGAGTTTGAATTTACAGGTGATACTGAAAGTAGTGGGGTGATAAACAGGATACCGACTGCACTTCTTGAATATACTGCAGGAAGCCTTATCCAATATATCCCTAAAGCAGATGTTGCTGATATCACTTTAATTGGTCAGTTTGATTTTCCGTGTGGGGCAAGTTCTTTATCTCAGTCACCTACTATTAATATTCAGTGTCCTGAAGTATTACCTACAATTAATCAGATTTCTTTGCGATTCGCCACAAGCGTCTTAGCCTGTGAATCATCAAGTTTAACTCAAGTTGAGTATCACGGGGTCGTTAGAGGAACTTCGGGTGTCGAAATAGCGGTAAGAGATTTTATGTTCCAAGACACTAACGCTGAAGATGTATTAGTTGACGGATGGTATAAAACATACGGCACAAAGCTAGAAGGAGTTGATGAAACTCACGGGGTATTCGAGATTGCCAACGGAGTGGTTAAAACGATTCTAGATTGTGTCCCTTAATAATATTAATATATCTAAATGGCGAACTATACATTAACATACAGCGAAAGAGCTAAAGGATTTCCATCTTTCTATAGCTACTATCCCGAATTTATAGTAGGGATGAACAACTACCTATACAGTTTTAGTGGCGGGCAGTTATATAGGCACAACACAAATGATACTCATAATGAGTATTACGGAGCGACGACAAGCTCTATGATAAAGACTGTTATAAATGAGTCCCCTTTAGATAATAAGCTCTTTAAAACGCTTAATTTAGAGGCAACAGATGCTTGGGATGTGTCCTTGCTTACAGATGTAGGCTCACAAACAAGTACTATTACTAGCACTTCATTTGTAAAAAAAGAAGGGGATTGGTTTTCCTATGTTCGTAATGATGGTGTAGACGCATCGGGAAGTAATTTAACAGAGTCTGACTATAAGTCTAGGGCTACAGGAGGTATCGGAGAAGCTTTAGCTGTTAGCGGAGGTCCTACATATTCTATAGAGTTTAAAATTACTGTTGATTTAAGTAGCAAAGTTTGTGTAGGTGACTTTATATATGCCGCAACCGAAGGCGACACTGAAGCTAGATATGTAGGTCAGATTCTAACTATTACTCCTCAGTACGAAGCTGTTCCACATTCAGTTACACTTACTGTTGATTCCTCTGTTGGCTCAGGAGTAGCTCCTTTGGTAGATGATTTTATTTTATACGCTAAAAATACTACCGCTGAATCAATGGGAGTCTTAGGTCATTATGTTGAGGTTACATTAACCCTGCCTACCTCAGTAACCTCTTCTAGCGAGTTGTTCGCTATAGAGTCTGAGGTTATGAAAAGCTATCCTTAAAATTTAGTATCTTTGCTATTAAATGAAATTTACTATAAAACCACTACAATACGAAGACTACGACCTCATTCTTACAGGATGGTGGAAGGCTTGGGGTTGGGAAGCTCCTAATAGAGATTTCCTCCCTCAAGATGGTAAGGGTGGTATTATGGTGTGGGATGGAGATACGCCTGTATGTGCAGGGTTTTTATATAGTACCAACTCAAAGGTAGCGTGGGTAGATTGGATTATATCTAACAAGGAGTATAGAGAATTACGAAAAGAAGCACTTATGGTTTTAATAGAATCGTTAACATCTATTGCAAAGAACTTAGACAATAAGTTTGCTTATGCCTTAATAAAGCATAATGGTCTTATAAATGTATACGAGAAACAAGGGTACACTCAGGGTGATTCATATAATAAAGAAATGATTAAAGCATTGTAATATGGCAGTAGCAACAGCAGCAGCAGTAGTATTAGGAGCAGCTTCAGCGACTATGTCTTTCGTTCAAGCAGGAAAGCAAAGTAAACTAGCAAGGAGTGCACAGAGAGATGCAGACGAAGCTTTTGCGGCTGCAGAAAAACAAATGGATATTAATTATATGGAGCAGCTTAGCATTTCTAAGCAACCGTATTTAGCTCAACGTGAAGCTTTAAATCAAGTTGCTAGCCAAGCGATAGGTGTGGGTGCTGAGTCTGAAAGACAAGCAGCAGCTACGGCAGGAAGGGTTCTTGCTCAGTCGCAAAAATCAGAGCAGGCTATAACAAATCAGCAGATTAAAGAGATTCAAGGACTTGAAACATTAGTGGCTACTGAAGAAGGCTCTCTTAGAGATAAGAGGGCAGAGCTTAACCTTGCTCAGGCAGAAGGGGCGGGGATAGCCGCAGCTCAAGCTATGAATGCTAGAAACAAATCTCTTCAAGCAGGAGTAACAAGCCTTGGGAATATGGCAACAAGTCTTTATAAGGGCTCTGAGTTGTATTCTCAAAATCCCGACACTCCGGACACCACAACCACTCCGGAAATAAATTG